AACGCCCACTCTGTATCACATTCGGACGATTCAGAAGAGTCACAATGTCTTTGAAACTCCTCTTCTCGTTTCCGTTAATATCCGTCACATAATACCGCCCATTCTGCATCATTCTTCCGCAATGATCTAGAACCATTGCAAACGGCCAACATTCATGTAAGGCTCTTGATTTCCCTTCAACGGTCGACATGTCAAAATCTATATCCCCTCTATTGCCAGAAAACAGATTTTCCACCCATTTAGGAACATAAATAAAATTACCACCATCATCTTTACCATGATAAGTAGCATCACTATACATATCCTTATTCGACTTCTTTAAAGAAGGTATCTTAAACCAATGTTTCATTGTTCAACAATAAAGGCAACCGCCGTTATAATACAGCAATTGCCTCCACAGTGATCACGTTCTAAAAGTGGGTATGGTGTAACTTCACACCATGAAGGCTATTGCCTGCTACAAAGGAACAAATTAATTTATTTATTAACAAACAATTTAAATATTATTTTTGTTTAATCTAAATTAAAATAACAGATTATACAACATATAATATAAAAACGAGAATCCATTGCGTTTGTGCTCACTCGTTAATCCTACTGGGACGTATTGATTATTTCTAAAGAATATACGAATCTTTATTAAGTCGTTTTCGAGCAAATCAAATATGAAATCAACCAGTGAACAATATTTTTCATACGTATACTGATTCACTTTCTGCCACTTGATTTCTTCGTTGGTAAGCCCCAATTCTTCAACTTTGTATTTCATCATCTGCAATACATTGCCGAAATCCTTAGATTTTATAAGAATACCTCCATAGAAATTTGAGTAGAACTCTCCTTCCTTATCACTTTCGTCAAACCATATATAGTACGTCATACTTTTACATATATTATTTTGCAAAGAAAACAAATTACTGCTATACTATATATGAATCTCTATTTTTTAACAATTAAATCGGTAATTCCAACAAGTCAAAGAACGCTTCTGTTCGATTATTATTTTTCCAGTCCTTTTCTGCAATGTTCACATAAGAACTTTTTGGCTACAGGGAACATCTTTTGACCGACATATCCACTGAGATATTGCGCTTCCTCTCCATAAGGATCAATCCCGAAAGCCTTGGAGATATGCCGGCACAAATGACCTTTTTCGTGGTCCCACGAATTTTGAAACTCTTCGGGGGTAGAGGTTAGTGAGATAACCATTACTGTCTCTCTTCTCCTGTAGTCCGAATAGGTTAGACCGGTATTCATTCTGCCTTCGGTCAGATTGCGATACGCACGCTTGAGGGAATCCCCCCTGCATCCTATACGGTACAGGTCCATAATGATCCGATCCGCCCAATAGGTGTGTACCGCATAATACACTTTGACGTGCCAGTCCCCATATTTCGGTATGTAGAACTCCTGAATAATCATATCACATCCGACCAGATTACAGGAATCCCTTTACCTATACAGGTGGCAAAGAACTCGTCAAACGCCCTGCAAGGATCGCCATCAATATCATCAAGGTAGCATTTTATATGCTTGCATAAGTGAGCCTCGTCAACCAATGATTTTTTATAGAAATCCGCTTTCAGCATGTTTGCGACATAAGCAACGTCATAACCCTTGTCGTGCTCAATGGTAATTCCGTTCGCTTTCAGCATATCGTCCACTTCATCTTTGCTCCACGGCTCCAGCTTTTTCTCTTTGCCCGTGGCTTCGTCTTTCACCTTCATTTTTGAAACGGCCCATTCATAAAGTTTCTTGCTGAAATGAAAACCGTATGCTTCCAGATATTCCCTCATGCCCGATGGAAATCTGCTGTATGTATCCAATCTCTGTTCCATAACCTTTATTTAAAAAGAGGGGCATTCCACCCCTCCACCATTAATAAAACTCACCGTTAGCGCGTCTGCGTCTGCGTTCGCCCATGTCATCCATACGCGGATATTCAGGAAAGTATCCGGGGTATCTGCGTTCATCCATGCCGGATGAGCTTCCACCACCTGAATAACTTCTTCCACCATCACGGAAACCCATTTCTCCGCGCATTTCTCTCATGGCTTTTTCGTAACCTTTGCGGCAGCCTTCCTTATAGGCTTCCTCCACCTCGTCACCTCTCATACCGAAGCCGCGTCCGTAATCGTCACGCCCTTCTTCTAATATTTCCCACATTCCCATAATCATTTCTTTGTTTTGGATGTTTCAACCACTCCGAGCTGTTCCATGAGCCGTTTGTTCAAATCCATAAGGTCAGACATATTCTTGCTCATTTCCGCCATTTGCCCTTTCAGAGAGGATATTTCCTGCTCCTGACGTTGTTTCTCGGCAAATTCAGGGTTCAAGAGCGTAAGCATCTTGTCACACCCTGCAATGACGGAATTGTGGAAGTCCATGCTGTTGATGATGTCTATGCTTTTCTGTTTCATAGAAGCGACCTCGTTATTCATAGCATCACGCGAGCATGACACTACGATATTCCCGTTCTGTCCGAAGTCGGCTATATCCATGCCGGCAGGAAGATTTTGGAATGTCGTGTTCTGCCCGTTGATGCAGACAACAACATCCACAACCATTTCCATTTGGGGCAACTGTCCCATAGGGGATGCCATAGGATATTTCGGCTTGGGAGCGGAAACGCTGACCACCGGACCGTATTCGATAAACGGGTTAGCATCCTTATGAAGTATATACAATTGGTTATTGGTACGAAGTGATTGAAACATGATTGTTTAATTTTAAGGAGTGTGGTTATTCCCATTTTGGGAACCACCACAAAACTCCATGTTGATTATTACTTGCTCCGTAAAGAAGCGGTTTCTACTGTAGGAGCCGGAGCCGTTGTCGGTCTGTACCCTCCATTAACAAGATACAATTCGTTGGTGTACTTGTTATAATGAATCTCATAGATGCCGGTTCCAGCCAAGTTTGCAACAGTCACAGGCTCATTGTTATAAGCCATCAACGGTCTTGTGTCCCCATTAGTTCCTATCAATATCGGAAGTGTAGCAGTCGTACCGGCAGGTATAGCTTGTCGGAGACTGATATAGAATCCCCCAACATAATCCCTGTTACGGAACGCATGGTTAGGGAGTTCAAGAGTAACATTCTCCGTACCGACTGTCACAGCCACCGTAGGAAGAGTATTGAAGTTTGCTCTTCCGATTGATGGGAATGGGAATCCTGTAAAAAAGTTAGGCCACATATCTACCTCCTTTCTTACCGGATTAACCCCAGTAGTTGTTGCAACCACATCCACTACGTCCGTATACAGCGTCACCCATATATGCACCGTAGGCGGCTGCACGGAAACAATCTGTATTAATAGCGGTTAAATTGGGGTATTGAACACTCACAGTATTGGGGAGCTTGCATTTGATTCCATCAACATCGCTTTGTAATGCCTGCAATCCGGCTGCCAAAGGAGCAATCTGTTGTCCTACTGCACTCAGGATAGTGGCGTTCTGATTACGCTGGGATATTTCGGCTGTTAAAGTAGCCTTTTCCGCAGTAAGAGATGCGATCTTGTCCTGCAATGCCTGATTTTGGATTGCATCAAGTTTAGCAAGGATAGCATTCGTGTTGGCAGTAGCACCGTCACGCAATGACAATGTGTTTTGGTTAGCAGTGTTGATTAATGCGTTAGTTTGGTTGCACATTGCAAGCTGACTCTCGTATCCTTGTGTGGTTACAAGCTGTTTCATATCGCAGCAACAGCTACAGATCTGAGATGTCAGAGCGTTGTTCCCTTGCATAATCGCAGTCAGGATACTGTTGGTGTTCTGACCCATTTGGTTACCGAGACCGCAGATTGCCTGTGATACAGAGTTAATACCGGCAAGGATTTGGTCTGAAGAGGTGTTAACAGCTTGGGCTAATGATGCAATGTCCACACCGTTCCGGTTAAGTGTCTGCATGATCATTTCTCTTCCTTCATCGGCACCCTTATTGTTGTTGCCACCGAATCCAAAGTTTCCGTTACCGAAGATGGCTGCAATCACAATCAATGCAATGATGTCCTGAAAACCTCCATTGTTTCCGAAAAAGCCGCCGTTTCCATTTCCTCCCATCAGCCCCATCAGATAGCCTGTGTCAATTCCACGGCTCTGCAAGGACGGAAGAATGGACGCAAGCAGACCATTGTTTGCTCCGGTTCCACCGTCTTGGTTAAAAACATAAGTTCGTTCCATAAGTATTTGTATTTTGTATCCCGGTCAAAATCGACCGTTCACAAAAGTATATATATCATATCTCA